GGGCGCGGTGATGTCCTACAAGCAAGCAGGTATTGAGTATAAGCAGTGGTACACCGCGCAGGACGGGCAGGTTTGCGGCTTCTGCCAGGAGATGCACAACAAGATTGTTGGTGTTAGCGAGAACTACTTTGCTATGGGCGACACGATGAATGTTGATGTGCCAGACGAGAAACCTATCTCGATGACGTTCTCTTATGAGGACGTTGGCGAGCCGCCCTTGCACCCGAATTGCAGATGTACGATATTGCCAGTTGTGGAGGAAGTGTAGTGGAAATCAAAACCCTTACTGACGAAACAGAAGGCTTGGAAGACTTTGAATTATTCGAGATACATCCAGAGTGCAGGTACGCAGTAGTTATCAAAGAGACGCTGCCAGACGAGATGACGGTCAGGCTAAGCGAGACGCTGAAACAATGGCTATTATCAGGCGAGAAGTTCCTGATTGTAAATGGCGACGTTGCGCTGGTACGACTTAACGGTACGGAGAACGAGGGATAAAGTGCAATTCTTACGAGCGAATACACCAGTTGACGTTTTGATAGGCCCATTCGTTGAGGACGACAATATCGGCGATACCCCCTGCATAGGGCTTGTCTTAGATGTAGAGGTATCAAAGAATGGACAGGGCCTAGCTAACAAAACCGACATCACGGTTCCTGCCCACGATGGCGGGGGTAATGTTGACGGATACTACAACTGCGAGCTTGATGCGACGGATACGAACACGGAAGGATCGCTTGTGCTTGTTGCCCATCATGCAGATGCTTTGCCTGTTAGACACGATTACATGGTGATGGCAGAAGCCGCCTGGGATTCAATGTTCGTAGCCAAAGACGCTGGCTTTATGGATGTCAATATCAAAACCATAGGACGCGTTGATGCTCAGGAAGCCGAAGCCGACAACCTTGAAACGGCGTGTGCTAACTACTCCGCCACAAGAGGGCTTACAGGAACAGCCGTTCCAGCCGCCGCATCAAACGCGGCAGGAGGATTGCCGGTTAGTATTGCGGGAGCGCTTGACCTTGATGCCCAAATCAAAACCGACATTGACGCCATTCTTGTAGACACAGGCACTACGCTAGATACGAAGATAGACGCCATTGACGATTTCATTGATACAGAGATAACGGCTATCACAGCCGCGGTTATCACGAACGCTGCTGGCGTAGACATCTCTGCTGACATCCTTGCGATAAAGACAGAGACAGCGCTCATTGTGACAGACACGGGAACTACTCTTGACGCGAAGATAGATACCATCGCCGGAGATGTCGTCAATATTGACGGTGCGGCTATGAGTGGCACGAATAACGGCGCGTTGGCGGCTGTGTGTACCAATGTGCGACTTGCAGAATTGGACGCCGCGAACCTGCCAGTAGATGTTGCCGCGATCAAGGCTGAAACCGCACTAATCGTGGCAGATACGGACGAACTTCAACTAGACGATACCCCAGCAGCTATAGCCGCGGTCAAGGCTGAAACCGCATTGATAGTCGCTGACACAAACGAACTTCAGGTAGACGATGTTCCGACGCTGATTGCGGCTGTGAAGGCCGAAACCGCCGCTATCCTTCTGGATACTGGAACTACACTAGACACTGCCTTAGCGGTTGTTGATGCAAACATAGATCAGATAGAGGCAGCCGTCATTACAAACGCGGCAGGGGTTGATATAGCCGCGGACATCATCGCTATAAAGGTTGAAACCGCCAACATTGTTGCCGACACGAACGAATTGCAAACGGACGATTATCCAGCTTCTATTGCAGCCGTGAAAGCCGAAACTGCTTTGATCGTGGCAGACACAAACGAGTTGCAGACGGACGACACCCCGGCAGCTATAGCGGCAGTAAAGGCAGAGACAGCGTTGATTGTTGCCGATACAAATGAGCTTCAGACAGATGACACTCCGGCAGACATAGCGGCTGTCAATGCGCTGGTTGTTGCGCTAAACAATATATCGGCGGCAGACGTGAACGCACAGGTACTTGATGTGCTGAGCGTAGATGTGTTTGTCGAGCCTGGACAAGAGAACCCAGCAGCTACGGCTTCGCTGGTAACAAAGATAAGCTACCTTTACAAGCTGATGCGCAACAGGATTGAAACGACTGCCGCACTTGTCAGCGTATACAACGACGCGGGAGCGGTTGTTGACCAGAAATCGACAATATCTGACGATGGGGTAACGTTCGTCCGCGATGAGTTTGTGACGGGCCCGTAATGGCGATTGACACTGCGGCTAAACGTGCGAGTGCAACAGGGTTTGTTGTTCCTTCATACGCAATAGGCATCTTCCCCGATGGCGCTATTGAGCGAAGCGATAGCCAAGCGGCAACATGGATGTATAGCGGGATAGCGGCTGCGTTACTCGGAATGGTTGAACTGACGCTAGGGACCAGGTCGCCAGCCATTCGGTTGTTAGGCCGAAGCCCCGCCCTAACCATTGAAAGCAGAACTTGTGAACTTGTGCTACCAGAGATATAGCGAGGCGGTATGACCACTAGAGCGGTAAGAGAAAACCAAAGGCCACAAGGCACGGCAGAAAAGATTGCGTATTACGTGGACACTGCTCCTTGGGGCGGATACGACAGCGACAAGGCTACAACTATACTGGGGCCTAATGGTGGCGATGTTTCCGCAACGCACCTGTCAGGGGTGACGAGCGAAGTCGGCGGTGTTATCACAACACCGTTGGTTCAGCTCCTTAGCCCGGGACATATGTACAGACTTCAAATACTGTGGAAGAAGGGCGCTAACATATTTCAGGCTTATTGTGACATTCTGGGAGAAGATTAGATGACTAGAGAAACCAAGATATTTCCGGGCTACGTTTTGAAAGCCGATGAGGACACAGGTATCGTTGATGCCTACGTGTCCATAATGGGCATTGTCGATGAGGACATGCCGCCCGACTTGATTGAGAGCGGCGCGTTCACAAAGACCATCCAAGAGCGCGGTCCAGCGGGTGCTAATAAGATACGCGTGTTACACCAACACAGATGGGACGAGGTTGTCGGTAAGCCGTTATCGCTGGTAGAGCATACGCGCGACCAGTTGCCCACCGAATTGCTGAAGCAGTACCCCGAAGCTACTGGCGGGCTGTTCACCAGGACGCAGTTCATCCTTGACGTGCAGCGGGCGCGTGAGGACTTCGCGCTCTACAAGTCTGGAGCAATGGATGAGTGGTCAATAGGATTTGATACGCTTGATGCAGACATGGACAAGAGTACAGACGACGAGGCGTTCAGGCGCATCAAAGAGGTTCGCTTGTGGGAGTACAGCCCTGTCACATGGGGCGCAAACCAGGCGACCATAACAACGAGCGTGAAAGACAATGATCGGGGCGAGGTTGCCCCGTTAGTTGAGCCATCAATCGAGCACCTACAAGATGAGGCCGAGCCGCAAAAAGCACTCACCTCATGTGAGGCCGCACGACAACTATTAGATGGTATTGATGCCGATTTCGACTTAGTCTTTAGGAAGGTACAAGATGAGTGATCGAATCAAAACATTGCGTGATGAGGCGCGCAAGAAGTTAGACGAAGCTGCGAAAATCCTCAGCGCCGCAGAGGTCAGCGACGAGCTGGCAGCGCAAGCGGTAGCCCTTCAGATGTCAGCGAAGGAAACGATTGACCGTGCCGACCAGTTGATGAAAGTCTACGACCTCGGCGCATCAATCCCCGAAGAGCGCGAAGGCGACTCGAAGGACGCTGGCTGGGAAGGTGCAGTTAGCGAGGAAGAGGCCGAAGGGCTGAAGAAAGCCAGTAAGAAGAAAGCGCCAAAGTTTGAGCACTTCGGTGAGTTTGTCCGAGCGGTTGCGTTATCAGCGAAAGGGCGCTACACAGACCCGCGGCTGAAGTTCGCAACTAAAGACATGGCAGAAGGCGCTATGGCTACTGGCGGAGCGTTGGTTCCTGCTGAGTATCTTCAGGATCTCTTGAAGTATGACGGGCAATCAAATATTGTGCGCCCGCGCGCTCGCGTTCTTCCGATGTCGGGCCGTTCTTTGTCCATACCTGCGATTGACCATGGTGTTCATGAAGTCGCTGGGAAGTCCAACTTCTATGGTGGGGTGCTAACCTACTGGATTGAAGAAGCTGG